GAATTAGATATCTATACTAACGCACAATTACATATCACTACTTCACAATACAACCCAGCATTTGTTGTAGAGTTTAGGGATATATTTCCTGTATCTTTAAGTAACCTACAATTTGATGCTACAATAACTGATGTGGAATATATTACTGCAGAGGTGACATTCAAGCACCAGCAGTTCTTCCTTCGTGATAAAACAATGAAACTTTTATGAATTTTGATTCTCTTCGTAATAAATTTGAACAGTTAAGAGCAGATTGGGCGGAAGATTCTGCAGTTGATTTTCAGTTCAAGAGTAAACAGTATACCACAGACTTAGGACAATTAGCTCTTAACATCCCATTTCAACATAATAAATACTTAAACCATTACACTGACATCTCTCAGATCAAAGCTTCACTTGAATTTGAGATCCGTAAATTGGTTAGGGAAAAGCGTGAGTATTACTCTGGAGAGGCAGACGCTAAAGTTTACGCCGCTAAACCATTTGGATCAAGCATTAAGACTTCCGAGAAAATGAAAACATACCTTGAGAGTGATGATGAGATCATTAACCTTGAGGCAAAAATCAAGTATCTAGATCAGATGTTGTACTGGTTGGATCAAGTCATGCGTCAAATTTCTAATAGAGGGTTTCAGGTCAAGAGTGCTATTGAGTGGGAGAAATTTGTTAACGGACAATGATGACAACTCTCAGTATTAAAAAAAAGAACGAAGTTTACATTACAATTAATTCAAAGGAACCACATGTTCATCAAGAACTGTCAGACTACTTTACCTTTGAAGTTCCTGAAGCTAAGTTCTTAAAAAAGAATCCCAGATACAAATACTGGGACGGAACTATTCGTTTGTATTCACCAGGTACAGGTGAATTATATCATGGTCTAAGAAAACACTTAGAGACATGGGCATACGAAAGACAATATAAAGTTGAGTATGAAAGGAATGATTGGTATGGAGATGTTGAAGACCTAAACGGTTTTGTTTCTCCTGCTGGTGTAAAGACATTCATGGATAAAATTGTCCGTGGTGATATTCAACCTCGCGACTATCAATATCGTGCAGTCTACGAAGCTATAAAAAATAATAGAAAGTTACTTCTTTCTCCTACGGGATCTGGGAAGTCTCTTATGATTTATTCCCTCGTCCGATACTATACTGCTACCAACAAGAAGACGCTCATCATCGTCCCTACTACGTCCTTGGTAGAACAGATGGTCAATGACTTTAACGATTACGGGTGGAATGCTGACGATCATGTGCATAAGATATATTCAGGCAAAGATAAGAATACTGACAAACCAATCATTATTTCAACCTGGCAATCCATCTACAAGTTTCCAAAAAGATACTTTGATGATATTGATTGTGTTATCGGAGATGAAGCACACCTATTTAAGTCGAAGTCCCTCACAGGAATCATGACTAAACTCCACAACGCCAAGTATAGGTTTGGTTTTACTGGAACCCTAGACGGGAGTAAGACTCACAAGTGGGTGTTGGAAGGATTGTTTGGTGATTGTGAACGTGTAACTAAAACAGATGATCTAATCAAATCTGGTTATCTTTCTAAGTTTAGAATAAAAATACTTTTGTGTAAACATGCTCCGCAACACTTTGAATCATATCATGATGAGATGGAATATCTCGTAGAACATAAAGGAAGAAATAATATTATCAAAAACCTAGTTAAAGATATTGAAGGTAATACCCTAGTTCTATTTAACTACATTGAAAAGCATGGGGAACCACTTTATGAGTTGATAAATAATACCATAGACCCAGAACGAAAATTATTTTTTGTTCATGGTGGTACTGATGTAGAAGATAGAGAAGCTGTTCGTCAAATTACCGAGACGGAAAATAACGCTGTTATTGTTGCTTCTTACGGAACCTTTTCTACAGGAATTAATATTAAACGATTACACAATATTATATTTGCTTCCCCAAGTAAGTCACGCATTCGTAACCTCCAATCAATTGGTCGTGTACTTAGGAAAGGTGAAGGTAAAGATATTGCAACTTTATACGATATCGCTGATGACATTGGCGGTCAGAATTATACGCTTCGGCACTTGAATGAAAGAGTCAACATTTATAATGATGAAAATTTTAAGTATGAGGTAATAAAAGTAAACCTTAGAGCAAGTTAAATATGGAAGAAGAATTTTATGCAACAATAAAATTAACAACTGGAGAGGAAATAGTATCTAAAGTCTGTTACTTAGAGGATGAAGACAAAGTATTATTAGAAAACCCTCTCCAAGTTCTAGCTGCAAAACAAAAGAAAGGTCAATTAGAAGTATCTGGTTTTTCTTTTAGTGAATGGATCAGCGCCTCGTTTGATAACATGTTTATTATTAAACGTGATCATATCATGACTATGACTGAAATTGATCCCATGATTCAAGACTTCTACGAAAAAACTTTAGAGAGGTTAGAAAATGGAAAGAGTCTAACTGGAAGAGCAGGGAAATTGACTCGTGATTCTGGATATCTAGGATCAGTAAAAGAAATGAAAAAGTCTTTAGAAGATATCTTTAATAAAAGCTAATACCTTGACTTGAACCTCTACAAGGTTAATTGTACTCAGTTTATGAGGTTCTGTCAAGCCCCCTTTACAAATCCAATTCATTGTGCTATTCTTAGTACATGATAATGGTAACAAACCATGGCATATGCAGTAATGACCCGAAAAAAGACAGAATACTACGTCAATAATAAAGAGTTCCTTGCTGCGATCACTGACTTTCGGCAAAACGTTCATGCTGCTAAAGAAACAGGCAAACCTCGCCCACGAGTTACCAATTATATTGGTTCTTGCTTTTTAAAGATCGCAACACACCTATCTTATAAACCTAACTTTGTTAACTACATGTTCCGTGAGGACATGATCTGTGACGGCATTGAAAATTGCCTCCAGTATATTGACAACTTTGACCCCGAAAAATCTAAGAACCCATTCGCTTATTTTACTCAGATCATTTACTATGCATTCTTGCGTAGGATCCAAAAAGAAAAGAAGCAGCTAGAGATCAAAGGTAAGATCCTAGAACGGTCAGGATATGATGAAGTCATGCACACAGACACATATGATGGTAGTATGTCTGGTATGAATGCTTCTTATTCTGACATGGGTAGCATCAAAGAAAACATTGAAACTAAAATGAATCGATAATGCCAAACCCCAACACCTTATACGATGACATGGAAAGACTTAATGATCTTTATGAAGAACTTTGTTGGGGTCATGATGATGAACTCATGTTTACACATGATGGCAATCGAATTATAATATACAATAAAACACAAGAAGATGCTCAATGAATTGGAACGTAATCTAGCTATGGTGAGAATGATTCGTCTCTCATCAAACAAGATACGTTGTAAACTATCCTTCACATCTAAAGATTCAACTTGGAAAGTTTCTAAACCAACGGGAGAATTTTTACAATCACTAACAATTAGATACAATGAAAATTAAACCTGTAGAAAACAACGAACAATTAATTGAGCGTTTCACAAAGAGAACTGCTCAGTTAACTGAGAAAAAAGAACTACTACAAGAAGCGTATGATGAATACATTAAAATTGAGAGAGACCTGACTAGACTGGAAGGTTCTCTGCAAGCTATTGAATATGTTGCTTTTGGTAAAATGCCAGGTGATGGCAACCATGATAAGTTTAAAGATCATTCCCCTCAATGAAACTAACACAAGAAATGATCGATAAGATCCAAGAGTTATTGAACCACACCAAAAAGGATGGTACAATGAACTGGTCTGACGATGATGACATCACGATCAGTTTATCAGGAACGTTCGCTGCTGATCGATTCATTGTTATCGGAAACGAATCTAAAAAACCTTGGGTGCCGTCTGCCCCACATCCTAACTTTGATTACGAAAAAGGAGAATTTATTAGAGATGAAGATAGCACTAATAACGGATCAGCATCTTGATGGACGAAAGGGTTCTGTACCCTTTTGGAATTACTTCCAGAAATTCTATGACAATGTATTCTTTCCAACTCTTGAAAAAGAAGGTATCGATACTATCATTGATCTAGGTGACACTTTTGATAACCGAAAGTCAATGGACTATAATACTTTCAATCGGGTTGATACTAATTATTTCAAACGACTGGTAGATTATAAAGTTCATATGATCTTGGGTAATCATTGTACGTATTATAAAAATACAAACAAAATTAATTCACCCGAACTTCTTTTAGAGAAGTATAGCAATATCAATATCTATGCTGAACCAAAGCATATT